ATGGTAAAATAGAAAGTTTAGTAAAACGTATTACTGGTTTTGCTGATATGATCCAATTAACACATTTAAAATTACAACAAGTCATGTCTAGACTAGTACCAGATGGTGTTTATTTAGATGCTGATGGTCTTGCTGAAATAGATCTAGGTAATGGTACTAATTACAACCCTCAAGAAGCCTTAAATATGTTTTTTCAAACAGGTAGTGTGATTGGTAGATCGTTTACTCAAGATGGCGATATGAACCCTGGTAAGGTGCCAATACAAGAAATACAATCAAGCAATGGTGGTGCTAAAATGCAAAGTTTAATCGGCACGTATAATTATTATTTACAAATGATAAGAGATACTACCGGTCTTAATGAAGCTAGAGATGGCAGTATGCCAGATAAAAACGCTTTAGTTGGTGTTCAAAAACTAGCAGCTGCAAATTCAAACACAGCTACTAGGCATATTTTACAAGCTGGATTATATTTAACAGCAGAAATTGCTGAGTGTTTATCACTTAGAATATCTGATATTATAGAGTACTCCCCAACAAAAGACGCTTTTATACAAGCTATAGGTGCGCACAATGTTGCTACACTAGAAGAAATGTCTGATTTACACTTATATGATTTTGGAATATTTATAGAATTAATGCCCGATGAAGAAGAAAAAGCTATACTAGAAAATAATATTCAAATGGCTTTACAACAACAAAGTATAGAACTTGAAGATGCTATTGATCTTAGGGAAATTAAAAACGTAAAATTAGCAAATCAAATGTTAAAAATACGTAGAAAGAAAAAACAAGAACGTGATAGACAGATGCAACTTGAAAATATACAAGCTCAATCTCAAGCTAACGCGCAATCCGCGCAAGCATCAGCTCAAATAGATGTACAAAAAAACCAAGCTTTAGTTCAAAGCGATGCACAATTAGAGCAAGTTAAAAGCCAACTTGAAGCTCAAAAAATGCAACAAGAAGTTCAATATAAAAAAGAACTAATGCAATTAGAGTTTCAAATGAACATGCAACTAAAAAATGTAGAGGTTGAAGGCATGAAGAGTAGAGAAAAAGAAAAGGAAGATAGAAAAGATGAAAGAACAAAAATTCAAGCAACTCAACAAAGTGAGATGATCGAGCAAAGAAAATCAGGCAAAGCACCTAAAAACTTTGAGTCCGCAGGTAATGATATACTAGGTGGCGGGTTTAATTTAGGTAGTTTTGAGCCTAAGTAAAAATTATTAATTATTATTATATTATATTATGGAAGAAAAAGATGAACAAGTAGTCGAGGAGACTACACAAGAAACAACTGAACAAGTTGAAGAAACAAAGTTTGAATCTGCTGGTGACGATAACGTTATAAAAGTAGATTTAAATAAACCACCAAAACCAGTGGAAGATGAAGTTAAAGAAGATAACACTAACGAAGAGGGAGTGGCTCCAAAGTCTGAGGATGCCGACACCCCAAAAGAACAAGAAGAAGTACAACCGGAAGCAGAAGCACAAGAAGATTCGATATTAGAAGAAATTACCGATGAAGAAGCAAAAGAAGAAGTTGAAGAAGTAAAAGAAGAAGTTGAAGAAGCTATTGCTGAAGCTGAAAAAACTGGTGAACCTCTTCCTGAAAATATCCAAAAGTTAATGGACTTCATGGAAGAAACTGGAGGTGATTTAGAAGATTACGTTCGTTTAAATCAGGATTATAGTAAATTTGATGATACATCTTTATTAAGAGAATATTATAAACAAACTAAATCTCATTTAAATGACGATGAAATAAGTTTTTTAATGGAAGATTCTTTTTCATACGACGAAGAAGAAGATGACGATAAAGAAATTAAAAGAAAAAAATTAGCGTTAAAAGAGCAAGTTGCCAACGCTAAAAGCCACTTGGACGGGCAAAAGTCTAAATACTATGAAGAAATTAAGGCTGGAAGTAGACTTACTAACGAGCAACAAAAAGCCGTAGATTTCTTTAATAGATATAACAAAGAGTCAGAAGAAACAAAAAAACAAGCAGAATTACAAAAATCTAATTTTTTAAATAAAACAAATAACGTTTTTAACGACAAATTCAAAGGTTTTGAATATAATGTTGGCGATAAAAAATATAGATTTAACGTAAAAAACGCAAACGAAGTAAAAGAAGCTCAAAGTGATATTAATAATTTTGTCAAAAAGTTTTTGAATGAAAAGAATGAAATGTCAGATGCTAGTGGTTATCATAAATCTTTGTTTACAGCAATGAACGCTGATGCTATTGCTAATCATTTTTATGATCAAGGAAAAGCTGATGCTATGAAAAACAGTGTTGCTAAAGCCAAAAATGTAGATATGAATCCAAGACAAAGTCATGGAGAAATTAAAGCAGGTGGTTTAAAGTTTAAAGTTTTAGGTGATAATTCTTCTGATTTTAAGTTTAAAATTAAAAATAAAAATAAATAACAATTTAAAAATTATAAAAAATGGCAATTACAAGCAATTACACGCCTACTCCTGCTCCAATAAAGCAGACGTTAGCTTCAGCTTACCTAGACTTTACAGGTGGCTCAAGTACTGACTGGGCAAGACAATATGTTCCGGACTTGATGGAACAAGAAGCTGAAGTTTTTGGAAACAGAACTATTTCAGGTTTTTTATCTCAAGTTGGAGCAGAAGAATCTATGACTGCTGACCAAGTTGTTTGGTCTGAGCAATCAAGATTACATTTATCATACCAAGGTACTACTGGTGGTACTGGTACAACAATAACAATTACTCAAGACGCTGATGGTGCAACGCCTGGAACTACTGTATATAGTACGGCAGATCACGGTGTTAGAGCTGGTGATATGTTAATAGTAGCCAACGCTTCCGTAACATTAAAATGTTTTGTACTTTCTGTAAACGGTACTACTGGTGTTATAACTGTAGATGTTTATGATAGAGCAAATATGACTTCTTCTTCTGGTATCGCAGATTCACAAACAGTTAAAGTACTAGTTTATGGTTCTGAATATGCAAAAGGAGCTGTTGGTAGAGATTCTACAAACAAAGCAATGTTTAAGTCTTATGACAACAAACCAATCATTATAAAAGACAAGTATGACATCTCGGGATCTGATGCTTCTCAAATTGGTTGGGTTGAAGTTTCTGGTGAAGCTGGTCAATCAGGATATTTATGGTATTTAAAATCATCGGGCGATACTAGATCTCGTTTCACTGATTATATTGAAATGGCAATGGTTGAATCACAAAAAGCTTCAGTTACTATTACAGCAACACAAACTAGCGCTACTGGTACTATAGCTGGTACTGAAGGTTTATTCGCTGCTATTGAAACTAGAGGTAATGAAACTACTGGTGTTACTGGTGTTAATGCTGCTACTGATTTAGCTGAATTTGACGCTA